AAAACAACTTAATAAAAACCGATAGTGTTTCTTGAATAGATTAAAGCCCCAAAATCTATATACTATATTATTATTCTTATTTCTATGTATTTTTATATACATATTTAGATATATTTTTTTCTTGATTTATTTAACTATTTATTTCTATATTTGAAGTAATAAAAAAGTGTAAAGTTATTACATATATTTTTAAAAAACAAATAAAAGATGGAAAACACAAAATGTATTGAAGTTAGAAAAGATTATTATTTATTAATTATAGACGATAAATCGCTTGGTGAATTTGAAAAAAGCCAACTTAGGCATATAATTGAAGTCATAGATAATGCCATCTAAAAAACCAAAAAAATTATCAAGAAGTAAAATCGTAAAGAAACTAGATGCGGTATTTAGCCAATACATTCGGTTAAAAGATGCTGATGATCTTGGAAATGTTTCTTGTTTTACTTGTGGTAAAGTAACCCATTGGTATGGTGATGGTATGCAATGCGGCCACTTCCAGTCAAGAAAAAATTATGCTACCCGGTGGGAAGAAAAAAATTGCATGCCACAATGTGTTTCTTGTAATGTTTATAATTACGGTCAACAATTTATATTTAGTAAAAACTTAGATGAAAAATTTGGTGATGGTACCGCCGAAGAACTTTATGTAAAATCAAAAGAAGTTGTAAAGTTTTCAAATGATGATTTATTAGATAAAATAAATTACTATAAAGAATTGGTAGATAGTATGAAATAACATATATTTGTCACTTGTTCTGTTTAAGTTGAAGTCTTTATACATCTTCGGTATAAAGTAAATTAAGGGGGTTACTTTTTTAAGTAGCCCCTTTTTTTGTTTATTGTATTTTTTTATATACATTTGTTTATTATTAATCTTTAATAAAACTAAATGGAAAAAGAACCACCTTTATTTTTAAACAAAACCGAAGCCGCCGAACTTTTAAGATGTTCAGTAGGTACAATTAACAATTTAATTAAAGCCGAACAATTAACGCCTTATAGGTTTAACCGGTTAATTATTTTTGATAGGCAAGAAATAATAGATGCCGTAATGAAAAAAGACCTGAAAAACTAATTTAAAACAAAACAGAATGAAAACACAAAAACACGATTTAAAGCAAGAAATTAAACACCTTGAAAGTCAATTAAGATTTGCAGTTATTAACTTAGATGCCTTTACGCAACTATCTATAAATAAAAGATTAGATGTAGCAAAGTCAACTTTAATAAATATTCAGTAATGGAAAATAACTATTCAAAAGAAACCGCAAAGACTAAATTTGACGAATATACATATAGGATAGAAGCCTTGTGTAATAGAATTGAAGAACTTAAAGCACAAATAGAAGTATCACAAATATTTAAACAAGAAACAAAATGGAATTAAAAAATTTATCAAAACCCCTAGCGATAGAAGATATTGACTTTAGGGTGCAATCAATTAACAAAGGTGGGTACGCTACAATCTTAGCATACAAAGATGCAAGGGTTGACATCAAAAGACTAAATGAAGTTTGTGGTGTGCTTGGTTGGAAGCGTGAACATACCAGAGACAATAAAAATTGTATTGTTTCACTTTGGGACAATGAAAATAAACAATGGGTATCAAAAGAAGATACTGGCACCGAAAGTATGGCCGATAGTCAAAAAGGTTTGGCATCTGATAGTTTTAAACGTGCATGCTTTAATTTAGGTATTGGCATTGAATTATATGACTACCCGGTAATTCAAATTAAACTAGAGCAAAACGAATTTAAAATTGAGGGTCAAAGGGTTAAACAAACTTGGGACTTAAAACTTAAAGATTGGAAATGGCATAGTGAATTTGATGGCCATAAATTAAAGGGTATTGCTTGCAAAGATCATAAAGGAAAACTAAGGTTTAAGTGGGGTGATTTCACCGCAAAAAAATAAATATTAATCAATAAATATATATAAACAATGAGTGCAATTATTAATGCTAGTATAAGGGTAGATAAGCTACCAAAGGAAAAATTCGTAAAAGGCCGCGATGGTGCCGTATTTTATAATTTTAGTATCGTTTTACAAGACGAAACAAGATATGGAAATAATGTCGCGATTGTAGATAGCCAGAGTAAAGAACAACGTGAAGCCAAAATGCAAAAAACATATTTGGGTAATGGTAAAGTCGTTTGGGTATCTGATGGCAAAATAGAAGTTGCCGAGCGTGAAGAAAAACCATCTTTTGAAAGTGCAATACCAAAATTAAAAGATGAAGACAATGGCTTGCCATTTTAATTAATAATAACTTTTAAAGGGTGTAGGTTTTTAACTTGCACCTTTTTTTTATACATTTAACGAATGACGGAAAAACAAACAGAAGAAAATATGCTAATGGAATTTATCGCAGATACTTGTTTCATTGACATTGAAAAAAAAATAGACTACCCACCTACGGCAATTAGCTATGGTGAAAAAGTAATACATTCCGATAAAGGTGATACAATAGTACCAATTGGAATTTGCACGTATGGTAACATTAGTACAATTACCGCGCCCCCAAAAACGCGTAAAAGTTTTTTTTGCAGCTTATTAGCAAGCGCGTATTTAAGCGGTTCAAATATTTATGGTGGCCAGATAAAAGGGCATAGGGGTAATGGAAGTTTAATTCATATTGATACTGAGCAATCGAATTATCATGCAAGCCGGGTTTTTCAAAGGCCTTTACAAATGGACTCTAAAATTCCAAAAGACAAATACAATACTTTTGCATTGCGTACAATTAGCTATGTTGATAGATTAAAATTTCTTGAATACTATTTAAGGGAAAACATAAAGGAACCATCCTTGGTCATCCTAGACGGCGTGGCCGATATGTGTAATGATGTAAACGACATAAAATCTTGCAATAGTTTAGTAAGTGCCTTGATGCGAATTTCACAACAAAATAATTGCCATATCATAAATGTAATTCACCAAAACTTTGGAAGCGCAAAACTTGGAACCGGCCACCTAGGTTCGGCACTTGAAAAAAAATCTGAAACTACAATAGTTTTAGAAGAAAATAATGTAAACAAAGGTTATACATCAGTTAAATGTGGGCGAAGTCGTGGGTATGCTTTTGACACATTCAGCTTTGAAGTAAATGAAAAAGGTTTGCCCACAATAGTTAATAATTTATATGACCCTTTAAAATGATATGATACAAGAAACAATGAAACTAATTGCAAAAAAACATAAAGACTGGGTGCAAATCTGTATGTCTTTTGGTTGCAAAAAAGAATTAGCCGAAGATCTTACACAAGAAATGTATATTAAAATAATGCTTTTAATAGAAAAAAAAGGCTTAGATATAATGTACAATGAAAAAGAAATAAACTACTATTATATTTTCAAAACGCTAAGAACATTGTTTTATGATTATAAGCGAAAGGGTAAAAACATAAATCTGGTATCAATAGAAAACGTACAATTATCTATCAACGATGTAAACTACCAAGAACCTTATGATAAAGTACAAAAAGAATTATCACAAATGTTTTGGTATGACCGTAAAGTATTTGAAATAATAAATTCAGGTGATGAAAGTATCGCCGAATTTTCAAGAAAAAGTAAAATACAATACTATTCTTTATATAACACATATCAAAAGGTAAAGAAAAAGCTAAAAAAATTATTATGATAGAGTATAATTTCCCTAAGTCATTTTGGAAAATAGCCGAAGAAATTGGTAATGCTAGGGCTATTCTTAATAAAGAGAAATATAAAAAGAAAACACACAATAGGGGTGTAAAGCAAAAACATGTCGATACAATTGGAGTGCTTGGCGAATTAATAGCATTAGACTATTTGACCAATAATGACATAGAATTTGAAATGGTCGACTTAGTTTCAAAAACACCAACACATGATGCTGATTTAAAAACAAGCAAAAGCAGAATTGACATAAAAACAACCGAACATTTTAACGGCGCACATGTATTAGTAAATGAATTATCACATACAAAAGGTAAAACTAAAGTAGATTGTTATTGGTTTATTTATATAACAGATAAAACCACCGCCGAATTTTACACTTGCAGTTATGATGAAATAAGTGAATGGGGTTGCAAAATGTTTGGATATACAAAAGCATATTATAATAAACGCGAAAATTTAAAAAAATGAAACTAGGAAATATGATACATTACATTACAAAGTATACCGGAATTAAATATTTAGTTAACCGATACAATGAACATTGGGGTACTAAATGCAATTGCAATAAAAGAAGAAAAAAGTTAAACGAAATAAAAATTCAAAGATGGTAAAATTCAGTAAAGAAGATTTTGAAATTTGGAGTGATTTTAGGTCAAACCCAAAAACAACTTTAAGCACAATAGAATATGAATTAATATGTAAGCTTCATAGTGAATATTATAAGCATCGCTTTTATAAACCGTGTACATGTTCACCTAAGACAATTAAAGGTTGGATAAAAGACTTAAATATAATCTGGGACAATGGAAATTAAAACAATAAATGATTGGGAAAAAGCGGTGGTGTTTCTTCTTAACCTTGATGGTTGGGACTTACAACATTGCGGTACTGGAAATAAAACGTATGATGCCATTGGTAAAACCCCAAAGGGTAAAGATTGTGTTATTGAAATGAAATTCAGAAAAAAATACTATGAAGACAAAATGCTTGAAAGTGATAAATATGAAACACTTATGGCACTAGATAAAGACATAGTAAAGATTTTCTTTGTCAACGATCCTAAAGGCAATTTTATGTATTGGCTTGATACTTTAGAAATGCCAAAGCCGGTCAAAAAGTATTGCCCAGATACAAGCGTATACACAAAAAAAAGATTACACAAAGATGTATACTTGCTTAAAGAAAACCAAGCGGTTAGAATAAATATAAACATTTCACCTGATTAAGTTGTTAATAGTTTTGTGAATAACTATAATTTATGTATATTGTATTTATATTAATCAAAACAAAACAGAAATGAAATTTAGTAAAAAAGGAATTGAAACAATGGCTTACATAAAAAGCATTGAAAATGAAGATTTAACCGGTAGGCAAAGATTAGATTTAATCAGTAAATATTCTGATGCTTGGGAAGAAAACCAACTACCTGATGGAATTGAAATAATA